TTTTCAACCTCGCTAGCTTTGTAGTCTTGTTTACTAGGCTTACCCACTTTTTACTGTTCTCCTATATATCCTTGTATCAGTATGCCATCCTTTTGCTATCGCATACGGTTCCAATTCAGGTACATGAGATTGCGCTTCTATATACTTACAATCGGATTTTCTAGCTAAGCCTTCAATCCAATCTTGGTGAGCTAACCACTCATGCCCGCCTTTTTTATAAGTATACGCTATCCACATATACAATGTCTTGTCTTTTGTATACCTATCTATGTCTATAGTAAGTACTAAAAACCCTATTGGTGAGGTAAATAAAAACGCTGTTTCATTTACGCAATCACTATAAACATCTTCAGGAATAAAAGTCAGACTTGGGTTGTCTGCTAATATACTTTCTATGCCAGGTTTGACAATGTTCCACGTGGAACGTATGTCAGTAAGTACCGGTTCAATAAAGCCATTAGTAGTCGATTTCCCTTCCGTATCTTCCATAGCGCCTCCTTGGCTTACCTACTCCTTTGTATTTTACGGTTCGTTTTACGCCCAGGTCCCCGCCTCTTGCACGAAGTTCTGCTTGTACTATTTCATTATTAAATTGTGCTAAGTATTCTCTAGCTGCACCTATGTCTGTCCATTCTCTGCTAGGCATACGAAGTAGCCTATATAGAGCACCATAAATAATTGCATCTCTGTATTGGTTAGAAACCGTGCTATCAATGTTTGTGCTGGTTCTAGTTGGTTTTAAAGCCACACTAACAATAACTTCTTTAGAGCCACTTGATACAGGGACTATCCAAAACAAACTAGTTGATTTTTGTAGGTAAACATGGGGACTACCTGTTCTATTTCTCCAATCTGGGTAATTTAACTCTAAGCTACGCGGACTGATAGGGTCCATGTCGTTGCCATCATGGGTCATATATAAAACTTGGTGTACTTCTGTGGCTACTGGGATATCAAAATCGTACTCATAAACACCTGCAGTGGTGTTAAACGGATCCATGTCTAGTATGTAAGCCTTTGATCTCTCGCAAAATTCTATAGTTGCGGCTCTAATATGCTGTTCTACCAAAGAGTCTGGGCATAGAGGTACGTAGGGTAATATTTCTTTTACTAAAGAAGTATAAGTTGCCACGTTATCCTCCTCGCTGCATTAAAGATGGTGTAAATGCTCTATTAGAAACTGGGTCGTTATTAGGATCTATTAGTAATTGTGCTTGGGCCCCTTGTCCTACGCTTGCTTGGAAAAGTTGATAATGCGTACCCGCCCGCTGTGCGTTGCCTGCGTACTCCGCATCTTTCAGGTAAGCTCTATATAGCACGAAGTCTACAATTGCATTGCCATACGTATCATCTATATCAATAGTGCTACTGCCTGTGGTTAAATCTGTAGGAGACTTCGAATAAACAATCTCTAAAAAAGTACTTGTGCTAGACGCTCCTGGGTAAACGTAGAAATTTCGCGGATCATCTTCATCAAAAATATAATTTTTAACGACTGTTCCGTGCGTGGAAGATCCTGTTGCGGTAGGATCATGCCAATCTGGGTCTTGTGTGTTTAAAATATCAGCGTTAACTAATCTAACTGCTCTTTTACCAGTTGCATTAGCTGCTGCACTAGACATATTTCTAGTTATTTTAATTAATCGCAACCCCTCAGTGGGTAGGGTTTGTTTAGTCCCTACCGCTAAAGCTACGTTTGCTGTTTTAGCAGAGGCTTCGGGTCTGAAGTTAACGATTTCTCTTTGAGCATCGTTGGTGTATCGACGCAATTCAGCATCTGACCAACGAACGCTAGTGGTATCTTGCAGAGTATCTCTTATTCTAGCTAATAAATTAGTCTCTGTTAGCGTGCCCACAGTTTACCTTGATACTAGTGTAGGCAGTCTTCTAGTTCTGCTATAAGGTCTGCTTTTTTCTTGCGTCTATCTAATTCGATGCCAAGAGTACGGCCGTATTCCTCAAGCTCGAGTTTACTCATGCCTTTAAGATTTGGCTTAGGCTCTTCTACTACGGCCGTTTCCTCTATTGAAACTTCTTCTTCGACTGTAGGGGCTGGAACTTCTTCAACTACAGGGGCTGGAACTTCTTCTACATTTATATCAGGAACCCCGCCTTGTACTTCTGTACACCCTGCTTGCAAACATAACAAACCTAAGTCATTGCCGACTTGTTTTGGTGTTTTTGCTTTTAAATTTACAACTGCGCCCCAGGTAGAGGCTACTGACTTATCTTCGTCTGATACTATCCACATAATTTTCTCCTTAAATATGGGTGACTACTAATTAGCCACCCATAAAGAATAACACAATTAATATGCTACATCTAATCTAATAACACCGAAGTCTTCAGACTGTCCTGTGACATCTGAATGGTACTTAGGCTTCTGTAGACCAAATATCTTACCAATTGATATACCATTTTGATTCCCATAGTCGAAGGTGTCTTCTACTATTTCAGGAATCCCAATGTCGGCCATAGCTAATGCTTGAGCACCGCAGAATAAACATGCAGAACCGTTAACGTCAGCGTCAGCGCCCCACTTATATCCATTAGAACCCGCATTACTTGATGTTCCAGTTAAAGCTCCAGTTGTGTTAAACACATGTCTGAACTCGTGGATCATCACGCCATCAACCATTAGACTCGAAGAACCTGAGAACAAGCTTGACTGAGGGCCTCTGATTCCAGCATTTCTGACGTTAGCCAAGAAATCTGAATCAAGTTTAAGGTCAGCCATGACTTGTGGAGTTACGAAAAGATGGAATGTCTCATCGTTACCCGCACCTCTTAGTCCTCTGATGTACTGATCTTTAGCATAAGCTTTTAGATCAACAATAGCACCGTAAGTCAGTTTGTCAGCTGCAACAGTTGCAGTAACATCACCAGCCACGATACCATTTGTAGCATCAAATCTTCTATGTCTATTAGAAGTTGGAGCAGTTACATTACTTGAAAACTCTAAGTCGTTTAGATTTTGACCTGAAGTTAATGACGCTCTTAGCGCACCATTATTTTTTAGGCCATATCCAATACCACTTAAAGTAAGGAATGCTAATTGGTCCATTCTGTCAGCCATTGCGTAAGCAAGTGCGTCTCTTGAATGTTCCCTAAAGTTTACAACTGATTTTTGATCAGCAAGACGACCCGAAAGTCTGTTTGCAAATCTTAATTGATCAATTGTTACGACGATGTCGAAAGCTCTTAGTGCCTCTTCATTACCCTCTAAGGTGTTGTCTCCAACGATACCATCACCAGTCATATCGGCTAAAAGCGTTAATACCGCTCTAGCTCCTTTTTCTGATTGAGTAAGTTCAGATATTCTCTGAACCATAGCATTGGATCCGCTACCTGCGAATTGGTTAACAAAGGACATATTTCTTGCAACACGCCAAAAATCACGAGACCAGATCGTTAGTTGTTCACTGGTCAACGAAGCAAAATTTGTATTTGCCATGATAATGTCTCCATTAATTAAAATTAACCAGTCGACTTATTGGAGCGACTATTTATCCGTATACCCTTTGTCGTTGGGGTTACGTTATCGTTTTGATACGGGTTGCGAACCCGGCCAATTTTACGCCTTGTGCCGGCGAGTAACGATTTTTTATAGGATCGACCCTAGTAAGATATCGCTCTTACGTGCGAACTTATTTGTTTTATAACATACTTTATCCGAAATCTCCACGCATTCTCCTCAAAGTTTCATCCGGCAATGCTGCAAATTCTTCGGTAGATAGAGTATTAACATCTACTTTTTTGTCAGATCTATTTTGACCTTTCATAGCAGGTGGTTGTTTTTCTGCTGCTTCTATCTTTTTATTAGTGTTTGCAATTTTTTTCTTTTGCGTAATTTCTTTCTGTACGGGATCAACCTTTGGGGCCTCTTGTGCAGTAGGTTTTTGCATAAGTAAATCTACTGATTTCTGCAAAGCATCCGAACCTAAATAACCTTGAGTCATATAAGCATCTCTTAGTTCTAATACCTCATTAGTTTTATCTTGGTCAAAACTCGGGTCTGCTTGATTTAACATAGGGTATAGAGTCTCTAGCTGTAGGGCTTTGGTTTGTAAATCTACTTGTTCTTGATTTTGGTTAACAGTTTGTCCCATCTTAGTTTGCACTTCAAACATCATTTGTTGTTTTTCTGCTTCTCTAATTTCTTTTCTAAGTTGGGTAGCTTTGTCAGTTTCACCTTCCATAACCAAAGTTTGATACTCGCTTTCTTTAGTATCAAAATCAAAGTCGGGTGATTCTTTTACGTCTTCTATTTTAGGAGCTAAGGCATCGTCTAGTTTTTTCTGTAAAGCTTTTTGTTTTGCTAAAACTTCGTCAAACCTAGACTTAGGAATCATCGGTTCTTTTTGAGCAAGTCCTCCCTCATTTGGTTCCTCAGGTTGTTGTGTATCCCCCTCATTGTCTGCCAATACTGGTTCTTCTCCTGTATCTTCTGCGACTTCAGTTTCAGGTTCAAGTTCTTCCTCTTCTGGCTCCTCTTCAGGCTCTTCAAGTGATTCTTCTTCAGCCTCGACTTCATCGGTCTCCTCCTCTTGAGTTTCTTCAGCCTCTTCTTCGTCTTCATCTTTGGCTGGGTCGTCGAAGTTTAAATCTACTTCGAATGGTTTTGCTTCTTCTTCGGTCTTTGGGTCTGCTCCAGGCATCGTGTCATACACGACGTCCTCGGTAGTTTCAGTTTCTGGTTTCTTAGCCATTATTCGGTACCTCCTGTAGTATCTAAGTTTTTAAGAGCTTCGACGGCCATCTTGGACGCCGCTGCTGTATCACTCTGTTCCTTACGCATATCGTTTGTTAATGCTGACAATCTCTCACGTAAATTGAGTTCTTCTCGTTTAGTTTGCAGTTTACTCTGTAACTCTACAATCTTCAACTGTGGTTCACTTTCTATCTGATCTACTTTAGCCACGTTTACCGCTGCTTGTGTTTGCAAGTTAGCAACTTCTGCTTCGAGCTTAGCAATTTCTAACTGAGTAGAACGTATGGTTGATTCCATTTGGAATTGTTGTAGTTGGATTTGTTCTGGTGTAGGAGGAGCATTGCCCTGCATTTTTCTAATCCTGTCAGCAACATCTGCTTTACGTGATAAATGGGAGTACTCTACTATCATGTCATCTGGTATTGGCACTCCAACTTGACGTAAAGCTATCGCTTCAGCAAATTGCATTTCGTCAAAGTTGTCTCTAGCAGGTGCATTTGATACTACTACATCATATTCACCGAGTTGTAAGTCATTAATTATTTGTCCCTCTGGGGTCATTTGATTAATTCTTAATTGTGTTCTTGGTTTATACGGATCAGACTCATCTGTTATTTGTATAACACGTTCTTCTGTGTAATACCCCTGTACTAAACCGAGTATGGCTTCAGCTAAATACTGCCTAGATTTAGCTAGGTTAGTAAGAGGCACTTGTAAAAGCATAGATCCTCTGTTTTGTTTAGCTTGAATAGCTACGCCAGATACTTCCGCGCTGTCTTGGCCTAACATAGCATCGGTAATACCACTTATTTGTTTAATATTGGCCGCAGCTTTTTGTCCTAATCTATCTAAACCCGTAGGTATTTGATTAGGTGGTATTTTTGCAGGGGGCGAGGAACCACGATTAAACTCTAACACTAGCCCGGTCTCTGCTCCGTGTTCTTCTAAATCATCTGCAGTCATGCCTGAAAGAGAACCATTCTCTACGATCCAACCACTGTTTGCAGTTGTATTTACTATATGCAGTTCTTGAGAAGTTATTTTATTAAGTTGTTCTTGTGGGGATAACAAGTTTCGTACCATCCCAAATGGCTTGCCGCGTCTAAAGTACGGAAAGTAAGGAACGATTGTAAAATGTTTATAAGGAGACCAATCATCAAACAAAACAATAGTATCGGCCGTAACGGTCCAACGTACTTTTCTAACTGTCTTAGTTAAAATATCTAATCCGTATTGGTCAGCAAAAGTTTCTCTTTTTTTCTTTGTCCAGTTATAAGGCACTTCTCGCATGTCACCAGTCACAGGGTCTAAATAATACATGCATTCTTTAAGTCTATAATATTGTCTTTCTATAACTCTTATAGATTTAAGCATCCGTGCATTTTCGGGATCCCCAGGGTATTGTTGTCCGTAATTGTATTCATCGGTATCCCCGTATCTTTCTTCTTCAAACTCCATAGAGTCTGCGCCTAACGTTGTTCCCATTTCTGCTAACATTCTTAGTTTATCTGCTCGGTCTTGCCCGTATGTTTCTTCTATTTCATCAATACTCATCCAC